TTTATTAACCCACATGGCGGATTCTTCCAATTTGGTACGCGCTAAAGAAGCGCCCCTATTAGGCGGTAATTTTTCCAGTTCGTCGTAAAGTTCCTGGTATTTTTTTCTAAAGTACTGCATTGTATCTTTTTGATCGTCGGTAGGGATAACGTATTTGAAGGTAATTGACATACTTATTTCCTTTATGAATCAGAAAGCACCCAGATGTGTAGAGCGAACGAGGGCGCTGTATTGGGTTAACACTCAAGCGCGGACTGCTTTTTCCTGGGACATCTGGGAACCCCATCCCACGCTACCACCTCATTGGTACCAATTTCGATAGCATTAAAGGAACCTAGACATTTTATCTTAATTAGGGAGCTCGTGCTATACTTTTAATAATGACATGGTATAGTTAACTCATACCGTAGGGGTACCGTAAACAACAGGGGAAAATATGAGTCATTTTATTTATTCAACGCATACAAACACAATAAATTATGTGGAATATGATACCGCATCGAGTAAGAACCATAACGTTATCAAGCGTAAATTTATTGTTGCAGGTGGTCATGGTCTATGCAACAAACAGCTTGTTACACCACAAGGTGTGGTTACCCGTGTGGAAAAAGACCAGGATTTGGACTGGTTGATGACCCTACCCGCTTTTGTTAGCGATATCAAAAAGGGATTTATTCGCGTTCAAAAACGTAAAGAAGATTCAGAAAAGGTAGTAAATCGTGATATGAACCAGAGAGATGGTTCGGCTCCAATCTTACCTAAAGAATATAAACCAAGCGATGGTACTCATCATTCCTATAGTTCCATTTCGGCTAATCAAGGTCTAATATTATGACAAATCCGAATCCTGCATTATTGATTTTCGATGTTGCTGCCTTTAGATTGCAATGCCCAGCATATGCAAGTACCGCGCAATATCCTGATGCTATTTTGCAGGCTTTTTGGAATGCGGCTGTTTATTATATTAGTCCAGTAGGTAATTTTGGAAGTTTGCAAGGTCCTGCTCGTCAGTACGCGCTTAATCTACTGGTGGCACACCTTGCCTACATATCTGACTTGGTCGCTAGTGGCCAAGTCCCTTATGTCTTAGCAGCTTCCACGATTGATAAAGTTCAAGTTACCACCGTACAAGTACCGATTAAGAATCAGTGGCAGTGGTGGATGTTGATCAGCGCTTACGGTCAGCAACTTTGGGCATTATTACAAGCTCGATCTGTGGGCGGATTTTATATAGGCGGTTCGCCTGTTTTAACATCTTTTAGGGGGTACGGATATAGTGGTTATGCGTACTACGGCTGAGATACATATCAACCTTGATAAAGCTATCGCTTCATTAACTACCGACAAGGTACTTAAAGTAGGATGGCCCAAAGCCATACGTTATAAAGACGAAGGCGGAAAACAAGGTATTTATGTGGCAGAAGCTGCCGCACAAAATGAATATGGGGCACCACATATGCACATCCCACCTCGTCCGTTTCTAGCTCCTGCGGTCGCTAATAATAAGACTAAATGGTACGGGATAATTCGACGAGGTACTAAGAAAGCGTTACTCGGCGAAGCGAATATTCTGGAAGTTTTCGAAGATTTAGGACAAGTAGCGTCAGATGATGTTGCGAAAGCGATTAAAGCCGTTACGTCACCTCCGTTATCCCCCGTTACTATAGAACGACGTAAAGCAAGGTACACTACCAAAACTAAGAAAGCTAACCCTAAAACATTAGAGAAACCGCTAGTTGATACGGGCGTAATGTTGGCCTCTGTAACTTACGCTGTGGAAAGTCAATAATGTATATACCAGGTCAAGATCTTCTGAAAATGGCATTGACAATGATAGCGCGTCAGAATCTTACTTATTATAAAGCTATAGGCCGAGCACTTAACGTTTTAGGGCAATACGTTACTACATTTGCCGAGGGCATAGTAATGTACGGAAGTTGGCAGCCCGTGCCGCGTGCCTTATATATGAGATACGGGCTAGACTTACAGAAAGATTATTTTACTTTTTATACGTGTAATCCTGTCCTAGACTTAGATCGGGATATTACGGGTGATCAATTAGCTTTTAATGGTCAATTATTTCAGGTTGAAAGTGATAATGACTGGTACGCTATGGACGGATGGAAAGGCATATTATGTATCCACATAGGGCCTGACGATGCACAGCCCGCTATATGGGGGTTCGGTACGCCGGATAACACCTATGTTAACTTTGGTAACGGGAACTTTTTAGGATCGGATGATAACTGATGCAGACTGATAACACGTTAATACAGCTTTTTTTACCGATCATAAAAGCGGGTCTTATCGCTGACGGGTTCAATAACGTAGTAGTACAGCAAGCAAACCAACCTACTCAACAAGGTATCCCCACAGCGCCTACTGTTTATTTCTATAAAACAGGTAATCGTCGTTATGGTTTTCTGGGCCGTAATGATAAATGGGATGCTATGTCTAGTACCATGGTTCATCACGAACACCAATACTATGAAACGAGTTTTAGAATACAAACTCTAGTTTTACAAAACGTAAAGACCCCTAGTTATACCGCATCTGATTTAGCTAATGAAGTAGCTTGCATAATGCAAAGTGATAATACCTTAGCGGTACTGAACGCTCAAGGTGTGGGAATATTGCGTGTAACGGATATCTCAAATCCCTACTTTACGGACGATAGAGATAATTTCGAAGCGTTGCCCTCTTTTGATTTTACTCTGCTATACTTGAACGATAGGTTGTCAACGACCCCTATAGTAGATACATACCAATACGGTATTTACCCAGTCTGATAAGGAATATTGCATGTCTATATCGATCACGCGTTATGTGGATATAACCTCTGGAGTAGGAGCAGGCGCGGTAGTACCTACGAGGGAATTAGTAGCACGTATATTTACGGGTAACGATTTAGTACCCCCTCAAAGTTTTATATCTTTCTCTAGTGCCGCTGCGGTCGGTTCGTATTTCGGAACTAGCACAGAAGAATATTTTAGAGCTGTTTTCTACTTTGGTTTTATAAGTAAAAGTTTAACGCAACCAGGGTCTATACAGTATGCTCGATGGGTTAATGCTGCGGTAGCACCTAGAATATATGCCTTGACCCCTAACGGTTCCGCAGTTGCAAATTGGACGTCTATATCTTCTGGCTCCTTTATTTTGACCATGGGTTCTTTCACATTCACGCTTAGCAGTTTAGATTTTAGCGCTGTTAGCACATTAGCAGACGTTGCAACTATCGTTCAAAGTGCGATACAAACAGAATCTGGCGGTGGCGCATTGTGGACATCCGCTACGGTTACTTATAATAGTACGTCAGGTGGATTTGATTTAGTAGGCGGTTCTACAGGTGCGGCGGGTATTTCCGTTTCTGCACCACTTAGTGGTACAGATATCACGGGTGTAGGTTTATTAGGATGGATTCCACAATCTATCAATACAAACGGAAATATCACACCGGGTGCGATATGGGCCATGGGCTCCGCTGTGGAAACGATAGCGGGTACTCTTACCACATCCGATGCGATATCAAATAATTTCGGTAGCTTTGGTTTTATGACAAATCTAGGTTTAACCGATACGCAAATAGTGCAAGCAGCCACTTGGAATTTCGCATTAAACAATCTTTACCTATATAGCGTTGGTGCTACTGCATCAGATATAACTACACTACAGCCGTCATTAGCTAATATCGGTGGCGTAGCTATAACTTTCAGTCCTACTTTAAGTCCATTGCAATATCCTGAAATGGCTCCGATGATGGTAGCCGCTGCAACGAATTACTTAGCTACGAATAGTGTACAAAACTATGAGTTTCAAATATTCCCTACGCTTACACCTAGTGTAACAACGGATGCAGCCGCTAATGGATATGACGCGATAGGTGTTAACTATTACGGGCAAACGCAAGAGGCTGGCGTACAAATCGCTTTCTACCAAACGGGTACGTTACAAGGTCCTCCCACAAGCCCATTAAATATGACTGCGTACGTTAATGAGATTTGGTTAAAAGACGCTGCAACCTCAGCTATCATGACTTTATTATTAGCACAAACTCAAGTCCCTGCGAATGAGCAAGGGCGTACTAGTATTTTAGGAACACTACAAAGCGTGATCACACAAGCGTTAAACAACGGTACGATCAGCGTTAATAAGACTTTGACGACATCCCAACAAATGTTCATAACCAGCGTAACGAAGGACCCTGACGCGTGGCATCAAGTGCAAGATATCGGCTACTGGCTGGATTGCGTTATTGTTGCTGTGGGTAGTGATTACGAAGCTCAATACACACTAGTTTATAGCAAAGACGATGTTATCAACTTTGTATCCGGCACACATGTACTGATATAGGACTTAACTATGCAAAATATTAGTGGTTTTGGTTTTAGCGTTAGCATTATCGCGTCAAAGACTTTTCCCGTAGGATTATACTTAACTCAATGGGCGGATGATTCCGACCCATTCGATATGCCGGCTTTGCAAATTGCGGATAAAGCTATGGGACTTAATGGTGATTTGATTATTTGGTCTAAAGCTAACCCAATTGATATTACTTTATCTGTTATCCCAGGTAGTTTCACCGATATCAATTTAGGTATTTTGCTAGAGGCAAATCGCGTGGGACGTGGCAAAATAGGTGCAAGAGACATCATAACGTTGACGGCTTCCTATCCGGCGGGTAATTTTATCATATTGCAGCAAGGTGCTATAACCGATGGTCCTCCATCCAGTTCAGTAGCAAGTGCCGGACGATTGAAGAGTAAGAGTTATTCTTTCACCTTTGAAAATAGAATAGGTGGCTAACGTATGCTTTTAGACCCTGTTGAAAAAGAAATTAACGGTAAAATATTTATGTTGTATAAGTTTCCCGCAGTGGCCGGACGTGAAATTGCGGCCTTGTACGTATCCTTAGATTTAAAAAAAGATGATTACAATTTAAGCGAATCGGCAATGCTGAAATTAATGGCGTATGTGGGTGTACCAATACAAGGATCTGGACCGTTAAGACTTACCACGCGAGCATTAGTTGATAACCATGTTCCTGATTGGGAAACCTTAGTTAAAATAGAAAGGGAGATGATTGATTATAATTGCCGCCCTTTAGAGCAAGGGCGAGTCTAAAATTACCAAGACAGTCTCGTCCTGAAATAGAATATGTAGATTTTCCTAACGTAGATAAAATGATAGGATTAGTTATTGCACATAGACAAGCAACCCTTCATGAACTAAAAACGGTTTATACGCTAGAGGATTTATACGACCTATTTGAGGTCATAGCGGTTACCAGTCATAACGAATTTTTGACTATGGATAGAGGATCGAAATAATGGCGAATTTTGAAACTCTAAACATCCTATTTACCGCCGACGCTACACAACTTAAAAAAGAAGTAGACGACGTTAAAAAGAAAACCCACGAATATACCGACGAATCCAAAAAATCAGAAGAACAAACTAAAAAAACCGATAATGAATTTTCTAACCTGGCTAGGTCTCTAACAAAGGTAGCGGGCGCTTATTTTAGCGTCGGTGCGGTTGTAAGTGGTTTTAGATCGGCTTTTGATAACGTAAATAGTTTGAGTAAACTTTCCCGTGATTTTGGTATTAATGTGGAAAGCATAGATGCTTGGCGTAAAGTAGTAAAAAATGCGGGAGGTGATGCTGAAGCTTTTCAAAGTCAACTATTAGCCTTCGCCCAGGCGTGGAATTTAGATCCTAATGTAGCTTTACGTTCATTGCCTGCAATAGCAGATAAACTAAAATCAACTTTTACATCAATTGCACAGGCTCAAAGTTATGGACCCTCGGCCGCTTTAGGCCCTGAGATAATTTCTTTTTTATATAATAGTGAAGGCGGAAAAGCGATAGAATCCGATATCGCAACACAAATAAAAAACGGTGTGATATCACCTGAAGATTTAGAAGCCACCAAAAAATTTAACGCAGAAACAAGTAAACTGTCGAATTCTTTTGACGAACTTTTCAGGACGGTATCTACTGATGTTACCCCTGCTTTATCTAAATTCGCAGAAAAATTGGGTGTGGGAGTAGTGAATAGCACGCCGGTAATTGATTTTAGTCTTAAATCACTTATTAGTGCTATACCTTTTTTGGGTGCTTCTATGGAAAAAGATAAAGAACTGATCGAACCTTTAAGTCTTAAGGAGTCTTCCTATGTTCCCACAACTATAGCGCCTGTTAGTAATTCCCAAGCATTTAGTATATCGATGGGAAATATTGATATTAATACAACAGCGCAAGATGCTAAGGGTATAGCTACTAGTATTATGAGCGAAATAAATACACAAGGTAATACTTTATTAGCACAATTAAAACAGAGTAATGCCTATTTTGACGGGCCGGTGGTGATCTGATGGCATTAACATCTATTATAAGTACTCTTTTACCTTCCTTTGCGTATGATAGCGTTGCGGTATTTACACAAGATTATCAACAGATTTTTAGAAACGCACGAGCGATTAAAGCTGTTGTAAAAGAACAAGCAAAACTTATGGAACATCCTATCGAAACGGGTGCGGTGATAACCGACCATAGAGTTATTCTACCTGTGGAAATAGAATTATCTTTTATATTAGCCCCAGTGGACTATCAAGATACCTACAAAGCGATTCGTTCATATTATCTTAGCAGTACTCTACTTGTCATACAAACGCGAACCGGTATATATGAAAACCAATTGATATCGAGTATGCCCCACGAAGAGACGCCCGAACAGTATGACGCCATTTCATTAAATTTAAGTTTACGTCAAGCTTTGTTTGTACTT